CCTGCCGTATTGATAACTGCTTGGGCAATACCTACAGCTTTATTTATTTCAAATGCTTTTCTTTGTGACTTTTCACTTTCTCCAGCAAAGGCATTGACTAAGTTTGATATTGCTGAAAGACTATCATTTGCAAATTGTATTTTAGCCTGTTGAACAGCCAAAGCATCTGCCTTTTCTTTTTCATTTCTTGCCTTTTGGTCATTAAAAAATTGCTCTAAAAAACTATTTCTTTTTTCAACCCCTTTTAATACAACTTCCGTTTTTGCATCTTCAGCCAATTTTAAAGACTCAATTTCTCCAAAAGTTTCATCAATTCTTTTATCCCTGTCTGCTTGGCGTAATTGATCCTCACGTTCAAACTGCTGCACAAGTAGTAAGTCTTTTATCTTGTTCTTTTCTTCTTGAGTAAATTTCTCATTGGCAAGAGCATCCTCAATGAGTCTATCAAATCTTGCATTACTGATGGCAACCTCTCTCTCAATGCCCTCTTCCATGATTGCAAACTGCAAGTCCTCAATATACCTTTGAGCTGCTAATCTTGCTTGTAGGTAATCTTTATAATTTTGTAGTTTGGTGTCATTGGTTTCCTTTTCTGATTTGATTTCTGCTTGTTCTTGCCTCTCTAAAAATTCCCTTTTGCGAGTATTGATTTCAACAAATCCTTGAAAATCATTCTCTTCTAATTGCTTGGTAAGTTTAGCAACATAAGCTCTTTGGTCTACTACATATTGACCAAATCTATCAATGGTTTCTTGGCTTTCTCCAAAAATTACACTACCTCTATTAGCTTCAGTAAACTGCTCTTTTAATTTTACAAGTCTTGCGTTTGCGTTTGCAATAGCAACTTTTTGAGTTTCTTGAATTGCTTTTTTTTCAGCTTCAAAACCAGCAAGTGTTTCCTCTCTTATTTTTCTTGCTGCCTCTGCTCTTTCCTCTTCAGTTTCTGCAAACTCCTTATCAAGCTCTAAATTCTTTATTCTATCTGCTCTATATCTATCCTCTAATTTTAGTTGCTTCAGCCTTTGAGCTATTTGTTTTTTAGTTGTTTCTATTTGTTCAAGAGCCAACTCATTGTCAGTTTTTCGTTCTTCTGCACTTTCACTAAATGCTTGAGATAAAGCACCAACTGCTGCAATAAGACTTACAACTGCCGTAACAACTAAACCAATAGGGTTTGCCTTTAGGACAGTATTCCAAATCTTTGTGGCTTTACTTGCAAGTCCAACGCTTCTTGTATACTCTAAAACTCCAGCCACTCCTTGCTGAATAGCTAATGCAGCTTGAACTTTAAGCAATGATTTTTCAAGAGCTTCTGATTCACTACCGACTAAAGCCATTGAGCCTTGAACAACTGCAAACCCACTTGTAACTCCTCCTATAGCCGTTCCAAGCTTCTGACTGAATGTTTGAGCAGCTTGGTCTACAACTCTATCCGTTTCAATTTGTACCTGACGATATTGCCCTACTTTGGTTAATAGGTCTTGATATTCTTTTGATGTAGTATCTCCGGCAAGTGCTAACTCATAAAGACGATCCTCTGCCTCTCCGAGTCTTGTTGTTAATGGTTGCACCCCTTTAAATACATCATCAAATCTTGCATCCAGGTTTTCAGCACTATCAGCAGCCTTCTTAACTCCTGATGCTAATGTATCAAATTCCTTTGCAGCTTGGTCGCCATTTGTTTTAATGTCTATGTCAATAGTCTTTTTTGTACTCATAGCTCTTTAATTTTTTTGAGATTATCTGAATTTTTTTGCTTTAATATTTGCATTCTTTTCTTCTGCTTGTATATTCCTTTTATCCCTTTCTCAATATTGTATAAGCCCTTTGCTATTTGGACATCATGACTTGCCTCATAGAAGTCGTCAATTTGTAATAAGTCAATTATATGTTTTAGCATTATCCTTCTTGTTGTATAAATATTTGATTTGCTGCCGTTGTGCCATTGCTAAATGTGTAAGTAACTAACAATATAATTACTGTATCACTTGCTCCCTCAGTTCTCAATTGCTTGGTTGCAATGGATCCAGCATTCTCATCGGTTATATTGTCAGTTCCATCTTCAGTCACTATTAAGTCAGTTGCAGTATTCACAGGCAAACATACTTCGGTTCTGCCTTCGCTTGTTAATGTGCTTGGTGTTATTGTTACTCCAGCAGTTGTTGTTGTTACTGTAGCACTTACCGCATCATTTGGAAATAGTATATCTATGTTCAAACATTGTGCAGTATTATCAGGAATAATTACCTCAGGAATGATACCTCCATCTGCAATCAGTTCTCTAAAGTCATTAATCAAAACCAAGTCCACATCTCCTGTATTTAGGTTGGACTTCATGCTTTCAATCATGTAGCGCTTGTCTCTTATAATTACCCTGTCATTTAATTGCAATCCTGTCAATAAGCTAATTGGCAGATTGGTCTTGACCATTGTCTTTCTATTCTTTAGATTGTAAAGATTAGACAAGTATTGAGAATAATAAACTGCAAACAAAGTATTGGGTACAGGCTGCAACAAAAACGTGCTATTATCTGCATTGAAGTTTAACGTAAAGTCGCTTGTACCAAGTTGTAAGTCTTGACCAAATGGTATGTATGTACTCATATTGGTAACACCGCTTATCTCATTTAATCGCCATTGTGCGCTTGTAGTATCATACGCATACATTATTAACGGCTTTGGTATATATGTTTGTATGTCGGTGTTCAGCTTTTTACCTACTTGCAAATCAGTATCAGTAAACTTGTGCATCATCATATTCTCAAAAGGCAAATCAATTTTATATTCCCCTCCATCGTAATCAAATTTTTGGCTTGTGTTTCCATACTCACGACCTCCTGTAATATCTCTAAAAGCCTGGTTTGTTGCACATTCACTTTCTTGATAATTAAAGCTTATGTTTTTATATAGCTTTACTCTATCAAGTTTAATGCTTTTAATATCGCTGTATTCAGTTATGTCTACAATAGCTCCTTTCTGATACCAATCATCCAATGGCTCAACTTGATAAACATCTTTAGCAGTTCCATAACAGGTCAGATTAAACATTTGCAAGATCCCTTTAAAGAAATCAACTACCTTCATGTCAGGCAAATAATTCAATACGCTAAAAGTTGCTGTAGTTGAAAACGTGCTGCTGCTTGTATATGTGTTAGATAAAAATTGATTGCCGCTGCTCTCAACGTATGTTGCCGTTTGGTCATAGGTAACCTCATGATTAAAAGAAAGACTGCCTGTTGCTCTAAGATAAAACTCATATACATTTGTTTGGATGGCATCATTTGCTAAAAAGCCAATAATGATACTGCTATTCCCTGTTCTAAAAAAGCTTTGTGATAACTCTCCATTAAGATACACATCAACATAGTATCCTGTACTTGAGTCACTTACATTACTGACAGCAAAAATAATTCTATGTAATGCTAAAGTTATGAACCCACCTGTTGGAGTCAAGCTTGGAAACATAACGCTTGGCTCTGTATTGCTTATTGTTAAAGTATGGTTTGCTTGGTCAAAAAAGTGACTTGCCTCTGCTACACTATTTGTATTGTCTGCACCTGTTACTAAATTTTGTTGTTGAACTATTTGAGAGGCTGTAGTGAATGCAAATGTTTCTGCATTTTGGCAATATAAAAATGCTCTTCTAAATCTTTCATTTGATAGAAAGCCACCATTAAAAGTGATGTTGTAATGTGTTTGTAGTGCATTGAATATTTGATATACTGCTATAGCTGGAAATAACTCATTGTAAGCAATGGATCCACTTCCTGTATGACTTATGTCCGTACTTGCTCCATCTCCATAAGTTACATCTCTTCCAACTATTAAAGGAAAACGAATAGGATACTCAGTTGCATCGTCCGTTATTCTTTGGCTTACTGTAGAGCTTGAGTAGTTAAAATCAGTTGTATTTATAGTTGTAATATCTACAAGCTTAGAATCTCCAAAAGTATCTTTAAGACTTGCCACATCGCCATAGAATGTGATTTGATAGCTATATGGCTCATTATTTCTTACCTCAGTTTTTTCAAGACTTACCTTTCCCCTTCTGAATGTAGTTAGGTCAATCTCAATTAGAGCCTCTCTGCGTATGTTTTGGTCTATGGTTGGTGTTATATCATTCTGATAAAAATGCTCAAAGACCTGATTATTGTTTGGAGTAGCTGGAACAGTAAACGATTGACTAAAATCAGCAAAAACAGCAGCAAGATCCTGTACGTTCTGCTGTATAGATGTGACATTAATCTGCTCATCCTGGAACAAATCTAATTTTACTCCCTCTATGTAAACTGATACGCCTCTCATTATGTTACATTATTAATCAAGTCAAAGGCAAAATCAAAGTCAAGAGTATAGTTCATTGTTCCATCATTTAATCCTGTTTGCTTTACAAGTGATTGTGTTTTAACTTTAGCTGGAAAAGCATTTTGGTTATTATCAAAATCCAATATAGTTACATGCTCACTCAACATTAACTGCTCAATGTATTCTGCATAGCCATCATTTACAAATCCACTATTCAAAGTAATAGACTCATTCCCTGTCTTATTAAATTGCTTCATCTGCCCTCCATCACTTGTTGGGCTATATGGCAAGGTTTGAGGATTGAATTTATACTCATTGCTTTTGATGGCTGTAGTCTTTTTGTTTACCTTCATAAAGAACATCCTTGACCAACTGCCATGCTTATTCACAAAGTCCACTACAATAGGGCTATACTTTGGCTCACATACAGGCTTGAATGTAGCAGTCCAAACTACTGCTGCACTTGTATTAATCATTTCTACTTTATTACCATCTGCAAGATTGCCTGTATAGACTCTCCCAAATACTTTAACTCCAGCAGAGCTGATAGTGTATTCTTGCGTGGATCCTGTTCTTAGATTTGTGTATCTTATTTTCTCCCCAACAGCAAGTTCAGCATCAAAGCTTCCAGCAAGTGCATTTCTTTGCGTTGTACTGAACGAACTATCATAGTGATATAGATATGTTCCCTCCTCCAAAAGAACGTCTGATGTGGTTGCATTAAAACCTTCAGTGTATTTTGAATAGCCATTCATGAATTGCCCTGTTTCAGTTCCAGCAGATGACTCAACTCCTCCAATGGTTTTGAATTTCTCTATGTGATAATTTACAATATAGTTTGTACTTGTTGCTGTATCAAAGAAATTGGCAGTATCATAATCATACCCTCCCATTGTAAAATACTCTCTGACATAAGGAGATATATTGTAATATGTCTTTACGTTGTTAGATGCCGGTATTAGCTTGTCCAATGTATATTGAGGACTTGCTGGTTGGCTTCCTGTAGTCCATAGGTACAATTTTACCTTTGTAGCTGTTTGAGTTGCTACTGATATCTCAACGATGTATGGTGACCTTGCTAAATTCATTTATCTAATCTTTTAAAATTCTCTTTTGTTATTTGGTTAAATAGTTGCTCCATTTCAAAACCAAACATTTCCATCAGTTCATCAGGCAATCTATTGTAATACTTTTCAAATGGCTTTGTAAAAAAAAGGCTTGGCTTAATACCTTTCATCCAAATGCTTCTGATGATAGTTCTTGCCGTTTGTTCATAGCTTAAAAACCTTCCTTTCTTATCTCTAAATTGAAAGCCCTTTCTTTTTACCCACTTGTTAATGCCCTTTGTCAAGCCTCCTTTTTTTCCTGTGCCTGTTCCAAATTGATAATTGTCCAAGCTCTTTCCACTCTTTACTCCCTTAACTCCTCTATCTTGATAAAAGCCATAATCCTCCATCTCAAAGCTTATTTGGATGCTCCTCTTGGATTCCTTTACATAGGACTTCAAACTGCTTTTTAGTTTTCCTGTATCACTACGCTGACCTAAATTCTTTTTAGCCTCACGAATCACATTGCTCCTGAAGTCATCCAATAGTTCTTGTATGGAGTTGAATTCAGCCATTAGCAGATTGTCATATCATTGGGGATTAATACATCAAAGGTCATTGTGAAACCTCCCAGCTTATTCTCAAATCTTTCAGTAAATGGCTCACAAGTTGGGGATCCATCAACCTGGAACTTTTCAGTATACAATGTACCTCTTCTCAAAAGCTCATAGCATCTATTTTGAACAGCCAACATGCTGTTTAAAACCCAAAGCTCATTGTCATTCCCATCAAATTTATTTGGGCTTTCCTTCTTGGATGTATCAGTAATGTCCATTGCAAGAATAGAAATATTGTATCTGATGACATTCTCCTCAAATGTTGCTGTATTGACAATTATGTGTGCGAGGGGAAATATCGTCATTTTATTTAAATCGAT